AGACCATTTTAAAGACTTGGCTGTCTAGAGCTATGGGAGGAATTGCACCTCCCTTATTCTATTTAGCTATTTTTTCTTAGCAGTTTTAGCTGAACGTTTGAAGTTAGCTTTAGTAGGTGCACCGGCTGAACCAGCTTTCCTCATCTTCTCCCCACTACCAGCAGCAATACGTTTGCGCTTGGCATGGATGTTTGCATAGAGACCTTCTTTTGCCATTTAACATTTCCATTTACGTAGTGCCAATGCCTTACGGGTTGGCTTGCCGTTCTTTTTCATAGGACCTTTAACACCACCCATACGAGCACAGAATGACTTCTTACGTGGTCCTCCTTCTGGCTGTGGTGCCTTCAGCTTTGAACCTGTCTCCCTATTGTATTTTTCACGGCCAGCTTTTGTCAGCCCACCTGAGCGGGACTTGTGCTTGCCGATCTTGAGACTGACATTCTTCGCCATTACTTACACATCTTCTTCTTAGGTGGACGGCCTTTCTTTGTACCGTACGTTCCTTTACCTTGTGGCATTACCAGACTCCTGGAATAATTTGACCAGTTAGTGCATAAGCACCTAGTGCTGCAATGACACCTAGCATTGCCAGACGACCATTCAGCTTCTCAGCATTTTCGTTATGAAACACGGCGTTATCTTTGATATACATTTTGGGTTCAGTGGGCCAGATCTGTGTGTCGTTCATCAGAAGTTGTACTTCAAACCTGCTTTAGTTCCGTAGCTATTAGTATCACCAGTCAGGAAAGATAGCTCTCCGTAGACGGATAGAGCATCATTGATTCCATAAGAACCTCCTGCTTTGCCAGACAGTTCAATGTCTCCATCAACATTATCTGGTGCCAGTAGTGCAGGACCACCTTGAACGTACCAGTTAGCACCTTCGTACCCTACGTGTACATCTGTCACAGAACCTGTGTAATCAGATCCTGCATATCCTGAATTGACTTCTACGTTAGCGTAGGGTCCAGCCAGTACTGGATTTGCAGCCAACAAAGCGGCAGGGAGGAGTGCAATAATTTTTTTCATTGTAATAGTAGTGATTAATAATTTAGAAATTTACGTTTGAACGTTCAAGCTTGGCCATGATTTCTTGGCGGTAAGCAGGGTCTCGGTCATACCGTGGGTCTTGCATAGCATTAACTACCTCGGCTTGACTCTTAAATCCTTTAGCTGTATCGGCTGGAGCCTTACCTTGTACAAGCTTTCCTTCTACTCCAACCGAGTCACCGTAACGGTAAGCAAGTGCTTGCATTGCAAAGTAAGCTGCATTGCGATCACCTGATTCCATCACGGAATCGTACATATCAATTTCTTTTTCGTTGAGATTTTCATTAGCCCAACCCATCAATTGTTTGTACTGATCTTCACCACCAATTGCATCCTTCAGTGCTGTTGCATCTTCAGCGGTGATTTGATTCTTAGATTCTGATTGTCTGTATTCAAGATACATGTTTGCTAAATCTGTAGGATCAGCACCTGCTAATTCCTTCAAAGTTTCTTCAGTGAATTCATCTTTCGATTCTTCCCAAATTTTATCAAACAAACTTGTATCTGTAGTACTTGTTTCTTCCTCGGTTTGTTCCGGCTCAGCCTCAGATTCTCCTTGATCTTCTTTAGATCCTAATTTTTTTTGTAGTTCAATATATGCTGCTTCTAGTTCTTCAGCATTCTTGTACTTACCTGCAAGCATTGTCTCTTGCTCATTGGCCATTTCCTCGCCAATAGCTAGAGACTCTTGCTCATCTGAATTGAGTTCTCCCTGAGGGTTTTCCTCAGAGAGCATTGACATTACTTCTGCCATTTAGATTATTGAATTGGTGGTTGTCCCTCTTGTTGAGGTGCTAGTTCTGGATTCTTTGAAGGATCCATCATCGGTGCTTTCATTGCATCAACTTGTAGTTGCTGCTGTTGCATCATCATCTGTTGCTGTTGTGCTGCCGCCTGCTCTTGCTGTACTTCTTGCATTGAACGTACTAAGTTAAGTACATCAATACCTTGTGCTGCAGCAAGTCGTTTAATAACCTCATCAGTATTGATGAAGTTTGCGATTGCTTCTGGACCTAATGTTTGTGCCAGTATGGTTAGGAATTGACCAAGACTTTCTCTGTCTTGACCGCGACCTAATGCATTAATACCTGCAACAATAGTTGGCTTGACAATATCCTTAGGAATCTTTGGGATCTCTCCCTTACGTTGTGCATCACTTAGTTTTTTATTCAGATACGGAACAAGGAAGTCAACTGTCAGTAGACTAAATAGTCCACCAAGCTGCTGCTCTAGTTCCATCTGTGTCATCCGTACTTCTTCAGCAGTAGTACGTTCACTTTGTCTGATATTTAATACAAGGAATGCATCGTTAATTCGTTGAGATAATGTACCAACCATTTCATATGCAGTACGGAAGTCGGCTGTCTTACCAACTTGGATGACACCGATGTCATCAGGTCTACCCTGAATGATTGCTCCGTTGCCTGCTGCTGCCAATGTAGAAGGCTTAGTTGTACTTGAAGGACTTACAGTAAAGACAACCTTAGCTGCCGCTGCTGACCCTTCTACTAATGCCTGAGACAGTCCCTCAAGGGATTTAAGATCGCCAATAAACTGACCAACTCTGCCTCGCCCGTAGGCTTCTCCATCTACAGTATTGAACCTCAATGGAATCCAAGGGTTTAAATCAATAGGTGCTTTACCTTGTGATCCTTTTACCAGTTTGTCATTAACCTCTTGGTGCCAGACAAACCTATTGTTATCACGTTTGACATGTGTGTACACATCAACGTCATCACCATACCCCCCGTCATCATCGACTCTATTAGGTTCGAGTACTTCTTTCGGTACTTCCGTTTCAATAAGATCTTTAGAGATCCTTTCCTTGGTGACTATTTCAATCACTTGACCGTTCCCATCTCGATCCACTACGTAGCGGTTCAGAGGATATACCTTTAGTCCTTGTTTACCCATAAAGACAAGAGCATTACCTGCTACTACCAAATGCAATAGTGCTTGGTGTACAGACACTCGGTCGTCAGATGCAGAGATAGATTCAAGAATGATCCTCTCTACCTTTGCAAAAGATAAGTCAAGTTCTGACTTCATTTCTGGCGGAAATTGCTGACCAAGTTGACTCTCGTCTAGTTGTAGTTTAAAGAAACTTGTTTGAACAGGTAGAAGTGCAAGCATTAATTTACTTGCTAAAGTGACACACCCCTTGGCTCCAACTGATTGGTAAGGAGTCTTGAGTTGTTTCATACCTGTCATGTGTTCTTCATGACCACGAATTAAATAAGGAAGGGTAAGCTCTGATGCTTGCCTAGCTTCTTCTAAAAATTGAGAACGATCGCTTGCTAAATAGTCATACCTAGTACGTGCGTTCATTTAAGTTAAGTTCAATGAGTTGTTTTTAAGTCCACCGATTCGTGTGCCACCTCTACCAAATGCATTGGTTGCATTATTTATACCGTAGTTCTGCATACCTGCACTTCTTACTCCGAGCACGGGTGACATACGCAAAGGATTCATTTGCGATTGTTGGATCCTATTGTTATTCATCATGTTTCCAAACATCGCATTCTGACTATCAGTCACTCCCTTTAGCAGGGCTCCAATATCAGGTTGATTAGACATACTGTTAGTCAGCATTGTCTGAAATCCTTCCATTATCTTTTTAATATCTAATACCTGATTGTCTGCTTGAGTAACGGGATTTGCTGCTGCTTCCTCTGCTTCCTCTGCTGCGGTTCGATAACCTCTTATTGTCTTCGCCGTTATTCCTTCCCCACCATCTAATGTTAGACCAGCGTCAGCAGCATATTTAGCAAGTGTGTTTGCTTGTGTACCAGGGTTGTTTACCGCAATTTGTTCAAGTTTTCCTGCGCTAATAGTTTCTCCTTTACCCGCTTGTTTGAGTAAAGCTTGCTTTCCTGGATTTGGATTATAACCAGTCAATCCAAAAGTCTCTAGTTTGTTATCTATCCTACCTAATTTCTTTTCGTTTATTTTGCCAGTGTATGGATCTTTATTTATACTAGCCTGATCGTATTTTCCCGTAAGCTTCTTTTGTTTTTTTTTAATTTCTGGTAACGTCATTCTTTCTTTATTAATAACAAAGCCTACGTTATCGTTACCTGTTTTAGCTTCAGTCTTTCCTATTAATTTCTGAAGCTTCTTCGTAGAAAGATTGCTATTGCTTGCAATCTTTTTTATCTCACTGTTTTTAACTGTCCCATCAGAAGCTGCCTTCTTGATATTTAAATTTGCATTCTTAACAGCCTGCCTTCTTTTTGCAGTATCTTTATTTTTCTTAGCCATTAGTTCTCCTCCATATAACGGATGATCCATTCAACGACACTACGTTGACCAGATCGATACATAATTTTTTCCATTGAATCATCAGGTGTAGGTGTAATGGGTGGGAAGGTTTCTTCTAATTGATGTGTCAGACCACGGGCTTGCATACCCACGGTCTCAAGCATACTGAGGGAGGTCATTGTTACTGTGCTCGAAAAATGCTGGCATTCTGGATGACTTAGTAAAGGAAAGCTCAGGAGCCTTGCCTTGATACATCAAGTTGTCGCTAGATTCCAGCCAGAATTTTTTGTCTAAATGTTTGTCGGATGCACCAACCTGAAGTGGTTGCATGACCCAGTTAATCGTAGCCTTACGAAGTTTATCTAAGGAAGGTGAAATCTCCAATCCAAGTTCTCTACAAACAAGAGAATTAGCCGCTACGTGCACGGTTTCGTCCCGTGATATATCGGCACTTACGGTACGCATTGCAGCTGTACCATTAGCGCGCAGGAATGGTAAAAGAACGAAGAAAATGCTACGCTCGGCCACCATTGCTTTGAGGATC